AACGATCATTACACAGATATGGCTAAACAATTATCAGGTAGCTCATCTGCAACATGGACGGTAAGCCATTTACCTAATACATTAGTGCAAGTCAGATCAGGTAATTATTCCCTGGGAACATTTACAACAAACTCAAGTGGTGTTGTTACCCTAGATCAAGCTGTAACTTCTGTTGAAATTGGTTTGGCTTACACGCCTGAAATAACAACCTTGCCTCCTGAAATGCAATTGCCAGACGGTGTAAGTGTTGGGCAAAAACGTAGAATAGTAAGAGCCGTATTAGATTTGGTATCTACACTTAATGTGAAAGCTGGAGGTACAAGAATTCTGTTAAGAAACGTAACAGATGATTTTTCACAGGAGCCAACTGCATTAACGCAAAGAAAAGAAGTTTATCTGCTTGGTTGGTCTAAAGAAGGCAGAGTAACGATAACACAAGAGGAGCCATTACCTATGACGTTAAATGGTGTATTATTAGAGGTTGAAGTTTAATGGGTTCAATTGGAAGTTTTGCTAGTGCAGCTTTTTCACTTGCGGCAGGAAAGGCTGAACAAAGAGCATACGCAAATGATGAGCAAGCTGCATATGAGCAAGCTGAATTAGCATCTATACAAGCTGATCAAGAAGCAATTAATAGAACGGCTCAACTTAATGCTCAGTTAGCATCTATATCGGCATCAAGTGCTGGAGGTGGAATTGCTATTGGTTCTTCTAGTATTGCAAATATTAATCGCAGAGAAAATCAATTAGCAAGCCAAGATGTAAGTGCAATTAAATTTATGGGTAATACTAAACGTAGAAATTACCAGCTTTCTGGCAAAGCTTCGGCTCAAAAAGGAAAAGCAGCAAAGTATCGTTCATATGCAAGTGCTTCAAAGTCAATTGCTGATGGTGTTAATTCAATGGGTTCAGGTGGCAACTCAAAAGCAATGGGACCAACATAAATGGATAAACTAAATGGCAATTAAGAGAACTATATTAAGACAAAACTTTGTTACTAATACGGCTATGCCTGAAAGTGCTGGTCTTGCAATGGCACAGGCTAGTAGAGAAATAGCTGGTGCTATTACTAGTATAACAAATACTGTTGATAAAAACCAATTAGATACGGCATTGTTAGAAGCTGAAAAGCAAGGGCTTCATGTTGGAAGCGTTACCAATGATGACGGAAGTCCAAAGCCATTAGATTTAATGACACTAAATTCATCTTTTAATCCTGATATGTTTAATAAATCAAACCAAGCAAAGGCAAAAAATAGATTTAAAGAACACGCTATTAATGCCTTTGGCTTAAACGTGCAAAATCATATTGGAGATCATGCAAATAATATGCTGGAGCAACACAGAGGTTCATTCGCAAATGGTAAAACAATAGTTGAATCTAACTTAACTGCATATGCAAATGAATGGAAAAGTAAAGTTGCACCTGAAGTATGGAACGAGTTGCAACCATCAGTTAATAGAATTATAGGTAGTGCAACAAGAAAAGCTTCTGCAATTCATATACAAAATCTTAAAACACAAGCATTAATCTCAGCAAATAAAGGTCTTACTGGAATAGCAGACAGAAGAAGTAGCTTTATAGTTGAATCACAAATAAACGAAAAATTTGGAGACGGTGTGGCAACTAATGAGTTGTTTGCAAAAGAAGAAAAGAAAATCTTTGATATAATTAGAGCTAACTCAAATACAACTGCTGATGCTGAAAACACAATTAATGCTTATAGAAATACACTTCAAATAAATGTAGTAGAAAAATCAGTGACTTCAGCTCACATTGCTCAAGTTCCCCATAGTGAAATATTGTCAATGATTAATAATGTAGCCGACAATAATAATGATCCTACAATTGACTCTGATGCAGTAAGACAATCAGGAATACAAAAAGCTAATCAGCTTTTCAATATTGTCATAAAGAAAAAGCAAGAAGATAGAGAGGCTTCATTAGATATATATGAAGATGTAATTAATAAAATAATCACTGGTGATTTAACATCTATGCCTACATTATTAGACATAAAATCATCTAGTATGGATACAAACCATATTTCATCTGCAATACAAATCCTTAATGGAAGAACAGTTAATTTAACAAACAAAGTTAACAAAGCCAATAAAGATACTAATTTATTATTGTTAGATGAAATAGCTACTTCAACTCCATATCAAAAAGAAATTGCCATTGCACAAATCATGCAAAGAATTAAAGAAGGTAAAGTAGGAACGGCAGAAATTATTAGCTTTAGAAAAGTATTCCAAAAACGATATAGTCTTGAAGAAACAGATAGATTAGATACCAACTTTGCACCTTATTTTGCTGAGTTAGAATTAACGTCAAGTTATGCTAACCCTCCAAGTTATTTCTATAACAATGCAGATAAATTAAAAAAACTAAATGTTATTGGTGTGCAAATGCCAGGTCAACCTAAACCTAGAATGACGTATCAAGCATATATAAATAAAGTAAATGCTTATGCTAAAAATTATAATGTTAAAACTGAAAACAGATACGAAGCTGTAGAAATAAAAAATTTGCACACTATAGGTGGAGCAGTTGGTGGACAAGATGTAATTGCCAAACTTGAAAAAACTAAAAGTGTTCCTAAAACTATAAGAATAAATGGTGTAGATCAGCCTATAAATATTTTATCTACTGATAAAAATGTAGCTAATGCAAGCTTAGTTAAAGCCGTTAGGTTTACGACTGACTATAATACTTTGCACCCATCTTTAGTAGAGGTTTTTAGTCAAATAGGAAACATTAACGATAATGAAATGTTTACTAAAGTCACAATGGCTCATGCAATGTTATCAGAAAGTTTTAGAGTTAATGGCAAGGTTGATGGCAAACTTGGCTTAGTATTAGAAGCTTCTAATATAAATGATTATGCTATTAGTAATGCTAGGTCATTCGGTATGGATTTAACTAACAAAATAGCAATACCTAACACTGAATCAAAACAAAGGCTTATATCTAAGTTTGCTCCTAATGGTGAAACTGAATATCAAGTTTTTGAGAAAACATTTAAATCATTCGCAAATCAAGATTATATGACTGATTTAATTCTTTCTAACACACAACTTGGTCGTCTATTTACAATGGTTGATCCTAGCATTGAACTTAACTATGAAAAAACGTCTGAGATGAGACAATTAATTAATGATTATCAAAGCCAAAATGGTATGGATAATTTGACAGATGTCATCATGGACGACCCAAGAATGATGACTATGATGAATGATATGTTTTGGGCATACGCATCTAGTGGAGAAGTAACTCCTGATAATAAAGGTATGAATTATGCCATGGGTAAGGTTTTGACAAAATTATTTTCTCAAGTTGGTATTATGGAAAGTAAAGATATTGATGGTAACACAGTGAAACGATGGACATTTAATCCTCCATTAAAGCAATTTGAAAGCACAATGCCTACAACTGAAACAGAAGATGGCGTTTCAGAAGGGTTGCCAATAAAGCTTACAAATGAAGATTTATATAAATACATTAATTATAGCATAAATGGTCAACCTAATATGTGGAATAGAAATGATGGCTTTAAAGAAGGTCATGAAAAAATGGATTATGAAATTGTAGCTAATGAAAACTATGGCAAAACCCCTTCATATTCTATCTATATAAAAAATGGCTATGGTGGAAAACAAGAAGTTTATAATAATTTTAGGTTTGACTGGGAGACATCTCCACAAAATGAAGCATACAAAAATGCCATTAATACAATAGAAGATAATGATTTTAGAAAATGGGTTTATGGTTTACCAGGAATGAAGGCTCAACAAGTTAGAGCTATCTATAATAGATGGAATTCTAATATGAGTCCTGACACTATAATTATGGACTTACAAACTTTATACAATCAGGCACAATCTATACTTCCTTTAGATAAACAAAAGCCAATTAACCTTACACAATATGATGCTGCAAAGAAAAATGCTTTTCTTAAAACTTTAGGATTAGATTTTGGATTATGGTTAGAAAAATGATGAAAGATTATTTAAAGTCTGACTTTACAGAAGATATGAATGAGCCAACTTCTAACAAAAATGTTATGCCTTTTGCAGAAGAATTATTATTTCCAGAAGCACATAGCCCACATATTCCAAGTAGCCAAGAAGTTTGGGGAGCATCATTTAGACAATATGCCCCTTATGAATCTTTTAAAAGAATTATGTTTGATCCCGAATATGAAGAAGAAGAAGGCTATGATTATGCAACTGATCCTCAACTAAAAAATTATAAAGGTAGTGCTTGGAGGTTTTTAAATAGTGGTAGTCGTGCAGAAACATCTCAAAGAATAAAAAATCTAGATATAGATTTAGAAGACCAAAACACTTTAGCTAAAACAGAACAATGGGTTCCACAAGTTGTTGCTTCATTATCTACTCCTACTATTTTGGCTCCCCTTGCACCATTAAAAGTTCTAAGATCGTCTAGATTAGGCAAAAGATTTACTGGTGGTGCATTATTTACAGCATCATTAATAGCACCTGAAGAATTAATGATGGCTAGTGAAATAGAAAATAGAACATTAGGTCAGTCAGCCGTTGTTTTAACAGGAGCTGGTTTAATTGGTGGAGCATTAACAGGTATATTAGGTAAGTATAGTAATCGTATTTATTATGATGGTGGACAAGGTGGTGTTTTGTGGAGTCAAGCCGTAGATCCAGCAACAACTGTTAAATCACAAGCCAAGTCTAAACCTTTTAATCCAGTTAAAGATGTTACTACAAATACATGGAACCCAGTGGGAGCTAACGTAAGTCCTGAAAAACAAAGGCAGTCTATGTGGCAATCTATGGACGGAGATGCTTTAAAAGAAACTGGCGTTGGTTTAGAAAAACTACCTTGGAATCCAGTTACAAGATTAACGCAAAGTCCTAATCCTATAGTTCGTAAAGTTGTAAGCCAAATGGTTGATTTTGGTGGAATGATTCAAAAGAAAGTAGCTAGTAATGAAGCTATGACACAATCACTAGAGGCTACTTTCAGAACTACATATACACCTAGCTTAGTCAATGTAATGAGAATGATGGACGAACAATATCTTGGTTACAGAAACATTTTAGCTAAAGATGGAGATATTGGCAGATCATTACAAATGCTTAAACTTAAAGGTAAAGATTTTCTTAATAAAACTAATGGGTTAACAGAGTATCAGTTTAGAGAAAGAGTTTCTAATGCTTTAAGAAATAATGGAGATGAAGTTATAGATGGTGCAACAACATACGTTAATAGTGCAGCTTCTAAGGCTAGAGAACATTTAGACGTAATTAAAAATCAAGCTACAGAAGTAAAGTTATTTGAAAGAGGTTTACAAAAACAAATTAAAAGTCTTGAGATTAAAGTAGGTAAAGCCAAAGGCGAAACAAAAGTTGCTTTGCAAACACAGTTAGTAAATGCTCAAAAAAATTTAGCTAAAATACAAGCTAATGGTGTCAATGTTAATACGGCTGATGGGTTTTTGCCCAGGATATGGCGTGTTGATAAAATCATGGAAAATTCTGATGCCTTTATTGGTATAGTTAAAAATTGGTCAAGAAATCAATATGGTTTAACAGAAGCACAAGCCAATAAATTTGCAAATGAAATGATAGATCAAGTTACAAGAAGTAAACCCTATTATAATTTAGATGAAGGTTTAGATAGTGTTGATTGGATAACACAAGCATCATCTACAAAAGCTAGGACATTTGAGATACCAGACAGATTAGTTGTTGAGTTTTTAGAAAATGACGTTGAATCTATTTTAAGACATCACACAACGACAATGGGTATGGACATTGAACTCACAAGAGCTTTTGGTGACGTATCAATGGGGAATGTAATTAAACAAGTCACAGATGAATATGAATTGCTAATAAAACAAGCCCCCACTACTGCTGAGAGGCAAACATTAGCTAAACAATTACAAGATGATTTACGAGACATAAGAGGTTTAAGAGACAGGTTAAGAGGAACTTATGGAGCATCTAAAGACCCTCATGCTTTATCTAGTCGTG